AATTAATTTCTGTAATAATTGTAAATGACACCAGTTGGTCATAAAATTAAAAAATTAATGAAAGATGGGTATTCACATAAACAAGCAGTGGCGATAGCTCTTAAAATGTACGAAAAAGGATTTATAGGACCAAGGGGAGGAAAAGTACGTTTTGGGATGAAATCGTTTAAAGAAAAAGATTTACTTCTCGATTTTAATATAAATAAATCTGTAGATTATTACGAAATTAATAATAAAAAAGTATATATTGTAATAAAAAATATAGAAAATAATATATTAGATTTAGACAGATTTTATAGTAAAGTCGCTGTTCCAGGATACGCAAGGTGTACTCTTTATTATATGTTAAAACAAATTATTGAAAATATAGATAAATTTGATAAAGATACTGAAATAGGAATTTCTATAATAGCTCCAAGTGAACCTAGACGTAATATAGATACAATTAAAAAAACTTATAAAAATATAGGTTTTGACAAAATAGAATGTGTACATTCTAAAGGGCTTACAAAAAAAGAATATGAAGATCTTGTAAAAAAATATCCTGAAATGAAAGGTCCTGATAACCATTTTTTATATCAAGATAGCGAAGTATGTTCTGCTAATTTTGAAAAAGTAGGAAAAATATTAGAAAAATTAAAATTTTGTGATGAATCTTATAGTAGTAATCTAAAAAGAGATAGAGAGAGTGAATTTTTAATTAGCGATGAGGATATCGCCGCCGCAAAAAAATATAAAGGGCCCCTTTTAACAGATGAAGATTTGTTAAATTATTTTGGTAAGAAACAATTTCTATTTAATCCTAAAAATCCTAAAAAATCTTTTGATATATACATAGACAAAAATCCAAAAGACACAATACCCATTAAGTATAAAACTTATTCAGACACTTTAAAGACTATCCGTAAATTAGAACGTCTTTATAAATCTGGAAAGTATACACATAAACGTATTAAACAAGTTGCTATGATACTTATGGTTCGTCTTAGAGTTCTTAAAAATAAAAAAATGAAATCTTATAAATTAGCAGAAAAGTATCATTCTTTTTTAACAAAAAGAACTAAAACTGAGAAAAATAAAAGAAAAAAAATGAAATTTTATGTATAAATACTGATCTTCATATCATCGGAATCTGAGTCGGGTAGTAAATCTTTTTGTACTCATTAGGTATTGTAATCTTATTTATAGGATAAACTAAACTGCGAGAGATTACTTCCCCCCCTGGATATTTAGGATTATCAATTTTATAAAAGTCTTTAATTTCATCTGATATTTTAATTACCATGTGTCTATGTAACCCAGGGTGCTGTTTAGAGTACATAAAAGGTACATCGCCGCTTGGTAAAACAGGGACTATTTGTTCTGATAAAATTTTATTTATGTTTTTCTGAGGATCTTTTGGATCTGAAAGTAAAGGTAAATCCGAATAGGTGTGTCTCCAACCTAAATACAACCTAATGTTGGTCTTTTTAATCTTTTGTTTGAATATTTCGTGAATGATGTTCTGATTAAAAATAAGTACTTGTTTAGGTTTTACAGGTAGTTTAATTTTAGTGTCCTTGTAGTCCCCCTGAATTCTTTCAAATCCTCCTCTACCTGCGCATGTATGAGTGCCTGGAACACATGAAAAGTATTGTGTTTCAGTATCATCAAGGTTTATCCAACCACCGTATATATTGTCATCAGTTGATTGAAGAGAACATGTGTCTCTATGAAACGATTCTCCTGAGACACTTGCCCCTTCTCTCCGAATTGCTAAGCGGTCGAATAACATCTCCAATTTTCTTCTCGGGTCAACATTTTTAAAAAGGAATTTTAGCTTGTGGAAAAGTATGTATCTTAGAGCATAAATTTCCTTACTATGAAAACTGGCTGGATTGCCAAATGCTCCAAAAGCGCCTAAAACAAAACCATATTCTGGATCAGCTGTTTTAAAGTCTCGTAATTGTATATTCTTGACTAGTTTTAGCCAGTCTGTGTCGTTTATGAACATATGTTTATCTCTTGATAAATGTAAATCTAAAACTGTGTAACCTTTATTTTTAAGATCCATGGCTTTTTCTTTTATGTAATTCTGCTCGTCAATTATTATATTATCAATACATTCTATCAGCCTTGCTTTGGAGCTCATAATATATAATATATAATATATGTAATATTTTTTAAAGTCGAGTGTGTATTTAAGTAGAATTAAAATTTGTAATAAAATATATCTATTTATATTAAAATGAGTAAGAATATAGAGCGTTGTCCAAAAGACCTTAAAAAGCTTGTTAATCCGAAGACAGGCCGGTGCGTAATGGAATCCAGTCCTATTATTAAGAAATTGATTAATGAAGGGTATACAATATTAATAACACCCAACAAAAATCAGCCTGTTCCTCCGGAGACTAAGCCTAAATCCAAGCCCAGTCCTAATAATTTTGTCAAGATATTTAAAGTTTGCCCATCTGACGCGAATAAATTAGTAAATCCAACAACTGGTAGATGTATAATGCAAACAAGTCCTATTGTTAAGAAGTTAATGTCACAAGGATGGTCTATAGCTTTTAATGACCCGGGTGTAACACCTATTGTTATCAAACCTAAAGGAGATGTAGACATCGGCAAACTTAAAAAAGACCTAGATATAGACAAAAACGGTATAGTTAGTATTAATGAATATTTAAGTTCTTTTGAAATTACCGAACTTGAAGAAGGTGAGGAAAAGGGGGCTTTCATGTTTCTTAGAACAAATGTCAACATTCCGAGATTTTTAGCATTGATACGACAAACGGACCCTGTGTTCAAGAAAAACTTATGTTGGTTCGAACAAATATATTATGCTTACGCACATCCGTTGAGTGGTAATGGCCAAAAATTTAAATTTACGGCTTCATTCTCAATTGCAGAAAGGAATTCTTATTCATATTCAGATGTCTTAAATCATGCACAACTGTATAACGCCCCAAAAGGTGATAATAGTAACAAGGGTGTTACTACTTTTGCAATCCATCCACTAATAAGAAGGCATGTTGAAACTTGCACAGAAAGATATCTCGCCGTTGCTTTAAGTTTATCCTCGAGTGAATTCGGTACTGATATTTACTCAGGTGGGCACGCTAATGTATTATTCTTTGATACAGTGGAAAAAACTATAGATAGATACGATCCACATGGAGCGCAATGTGAAGGGCTTACGTGTCCAGCTTATAATCAGGATGGAATTGATAAAATCCTCAAAAACGAATTTAAAAAGATTATTCCAGGGTATAAATTTATAGATTTTTCAGTAGCGTGTCCAAACGTAGGGCCCCAGATGAAGGCAGAGGTGTTCGATAGGACAGGTTATTGTGTAACCTGGTCTTTAATGTTTACTGTACTAAGAATATTAAACCCTGGTAAAACACCCGAACAGGTAAACGATCAATTATTAAAAGGAACAAGAGCTGATATTTTTTCTAAAATGCTAAAATTTGCTAAATTTTACTCTGATATAATTAAAAAAAATCCTATTGAAACAACGCGCGCCCTTGGGGTCTAAAATAATTTGTCGTAATTTACAATTTATAAAATATATGTATGGTGTGGGGTTCGAACCCACGAGGCTTTCGCCAACAGATCTTAAGTCTGTCCCCTTAGACCACTCGGGCAACCATACATGTATTTTACTTATATATAATAATACATTTTGTCTTTATATATATTTAATGATTATGTATTTTTATAAAATATAATCAAGTTATATATTTTTTTTTTATAACAACAAATTGGGTATATTTTCCAGTCCCAAAAGTCTTTATTTACATCTACAAGATTGTAATTAGTAGGTACTTTCATCGCGATATATCGTGCGTGATGATATAAATTATTTATAATAGATGTCACGTTTACATTATCAAGGTATAAATTTATATTACCGGATTTTTTATAATAGGTTCCGCCCCACGGAGGGTCTAAAAATATAATATCTTGTTTGAGCGTATACATTATATTTAAATAAGAACAGTTATAATGTTTACATTTTGAAAAACTTGTATTCTTCTTTAAAATATTGAATACGTCCGGATCTTTTTCTATTATATTTACGCATCTAAAGTCTTTTTTAAAAAAAACTGAATTTCCTCCTATGCAAGCCGTCGCATCAGTGATAATATCATTTTCCGTTGTATATTTCTTAAGTATTTTATTGATTTCATGGGCTTGTTCCCAAGTTGTATATATACCTTTCAAGTGATCGGGTACGATGAATTTATAACTCATACATCAATATATATATAATTAATCAATATTGATTTTAAGTTGATTTATAAAGATTTTTACGTTCGTTAGAATTTTTTCTATTTTCGCTATTTCTGCGAGTTTACTATCATAAGTTTCCTTTTTAGTTCCGTCGTCTGGTGCCACTTCAATGCCTCCCCTGGCAGATGCTCTTGCTCTTCTCTTATTCGCAGATTCCTCTCTTCCAGAACGCAGTTCTAAGTCTTTAAGCATTCTATACTCTTTAACAAGTTCCTTTTCCATTGCTCTTTTAGTTGTCTGCATTTCTTTCAGCACCTTTTTATATGCCGCCTTGTCTGCTTTTCGTACAACAGCGAGATATTCCGTATAACGGTCTCTTAAAAGGGTTGAATATGTAAACACGTTTCGGTCATAATCGGCTGGTTTTGGCATATACATTGCATAATGTCCATCTGACATGTAAAATTCAGTGGGACCTGTTAACATCGGCATCGCATTCATTACTCCATTATTAAAATGTAAAGACATTGGGTACCCCTTCCATCTGGGATCGCGGGCGTTGTCTCCAATTGGATAACCTTCTTTGGATAGAATAACTTCCCCAGTGAGCTTATTTCTAAGCCAAGGAGTTCTTGTCATATATTCTATTCTCTTTTCATCGTTTTCATAATAAAGTTCAAAATTGTCCATTTATTATATATAAAATATTTATTATTAAAAAAGATATATTCGAATTATTTAATAAATGGAACGGATTTTTCACTTCAAAGACTTTGTCGTCAAAATAAAATTCTTCTAGTTTATAAAAAGAATACATTATAACAAGAACGTCTTCTACATCAATAGATATATTACAATTTTTCCAAATGTAATATAATATAATATAATCTAGATTGTTTAATTTGTAGTCTTCAAGTCCAAATTTACACTTGTATTTACATATCTCTTTCTTGATTTTTTTTTCGAATGTATTTACTATATCACGTACGCAGATTTCATCGCTAGCATCAATTTCGTTTATTAAATTTCGAATATATTTATTCATTTCCTATATAAAAAAATAATATATATATATTGTATATGAAACGTACCTTATCTGCTGTGAGTATATCAGATGATTTATTTGATATAACAAGTTATAAATTAGATTGTCTACAAAATCTAATACGTATGATAAACGATTACAAGTGTATGAAATTGCCGAGTAAAAGACGCAGAGTTAATTATCCCGATAAAATGTATCTTTTACCTGATTTACTTCCAGAATTAAATGAGTTAAATGATATGATTGGTCTACATAAATTCAAAAAACAAATAGTAGATCAAATTATATTTTTTATTCAATCATCTGGGGACAGTGTTATGCTTCACACAGTTTTAGAGGGGCCGCCAGGTACTGGCAAAACCACTGTATCTAATATTTTATCTAGAATTTATTCAAAAATTGGTATATTCAAAAAACCAAAGTTTAATGTGGTAAGACGGTCCGATTTAATTTCTGAATATCTTGGAGGTACAACAATAAAAACGATGGAGACTCTTGAGAGATGTAAAAAAGGCGTAATGTTGATAGACGAAGCATATTCGATTGGATCAAAATCTACAAATGAAGACTCTTATGCTAAAGAATGTATAGATACTCTTAACCAATATCTTACAGAAAATGTAGATAAAATAATCTGTATTATAGCCGGTTATAAGTCCGAATTAGACTCTTGTTTTTTTTCTATGAACCCCGGTCTTCGTAGAAGATTCCCGTGGACATTTACTATAGAAAATTACACATCTTATGAATTGTCGCAGATTTATTTTAAACTTGTTCAAGAAAAAGAATGGGAAACATCGTGTGAAATTTCTGAAATAAATAATTTAATTTCTAAACACGTTTCTTTATTTACAGGAAATGGTGGCGACATTAGTAACATCATTGAAAAAGCACTAATAATAAACATGCGAAATAACTTTGGTAGAGAAAATTTATACAATATAAGCATCTCAGAATTTAAAGAAGCTCTTGATACATTCGTCAGTACAAAAAAAACAGTGGATGTACCTCCATATGGTATGTACAATTAACACGTTGAATACATTTAATTAAAATAACTGTAAATTGTATATGTATGATATCGTACAAAAAAATAAATTTGTTGGATCTAAATATCCAAAACACTGAATTAAGGTACGGTACATCGAAAGATATCTTAATCCTTAAAAGTCCGATTATAATCGCCAGAAAAGATAAAGACGGTCTTATTCTAAAAATTAACAATAATTCTGATAGTCATGACAAGTTCCTGAACATGTGTGGATACATTAATACAATTTGTATTGTTAACAAAATCAAGACAGGTATAATACTAAATAATACTATTATACTTAAAAAGACGAATGTTTCAAAATTTTTTGACGAAAATAAAAATAATATTAGCTTTTCAAAATTAAAAGATATACAAAAAGTTGTATGTTCATTTACTTGTTGCGATGGTTGCTTTTTAATCGAGCACTGTTTAATGATAAATTAGTTTCGTTGAAAAATAACATTTAAAATAATTCCTTTAGTGTAATACGTGTATTGTATGGGTATCATTAAAGAAAGTATTTTGGTATATCAACCAAATAAAGTAGACGAAAACGTTTTCTTTTCTAAAATAATGGACGGATCCTCAGAAATTACATTTCAAATTCCAAAAACTCAAATATATTTCGATAAGGATAAGGACAAATGTAAAATTCTTCTTGATGAAACGTCGATTTCTGAAATAGAAAATGTTTCTAAAGACATAATTAAAATTACTTCTGAAAAGAGTAAAGATTTTTTTGGGAAGGAACTAGATATTGACTCTTGTTCTGGATTGTATCGTAACGCTATTAGTGACGGAAATTTGTTGAATTGTTTTTACGGCGAAGATACATATTTCTTTGATAAGAAAAAGCAAATAAATATTTCAGATATCGACAATGAAGTAAATGGTATCGTTCTTCTAAAAGGAGATGTTATAGTTTATACTAAAACCGCATTTTATATAAGATGGGAAATCCAACAGATGAAAATTAAGAAAGAAAAGAAAGAAAAGAAAGACACACAAGACACATCAGAACAAGATATATTGTTATCTGAATATTCTATTATAGATATAGAGGAAGATGATATTGATACAGAGAGAATAGCAAGAAAAATTAAAGAAGTAAGCTTTTTTTAATGTGTCTACAGAGACTTTATCATAAAACTCTTTGGACAATGTAGAAAAAGACTTAAAAAGGTATAATATTCTTTATATTATGGAAGGAGTTATAGATTGTATAAAAATAGTATCAGATGAATTAGGGGGTCACTATAAAGAAAATATATACCAATCCGCGCTGTATCTTGAGATGAATTTAAAAGGATACATTACACAAACTGAAGTAGTAGTCCCTATAATCTATAAAGGGTATTACTTAGGGTTTGAAAGAGCGGATGTCGTAGTATACAACCAAGATGGAAAAATAACCAATATTATTGAACTTAAATCTCAAAATTCAAGAATAACTGCTAAAGAAATTATTCAACTCAGAAAATATCTTAAGAATTTACATTGTGATTGCGGTATACTTGTAAATTTTTTTGAAACCCTCGAAATATACATAGTTACTCAAGAGACAAGCCGTAAAGCGTAAAGTGACATTCTTCGTTAATGTGGTTAGCTTCAAATGTAAACTTATTAGTTAGTTTTTTAAGTTGAACTGTAAATATAGTCTCGTGGGCTTTCTTATCAGTCGGTATCTTTCTGTTTATTGGATTAAATAAGTTGTAATACTTATATAGCTTATTTAATGTCAAATTATTAACAAGATTTAACCACATATCAACCGTAGTCCCCCCTGAAATCCCAAAGTCTTTTCTAAAATCCTTAATTTGTACTGTCTGATCTAAAGATCTGTATATATGTGTATATCTTAGTATATTCTCTATCATCTTAGCGTGATAAACACTAACTTTTTTATTTACTTTTATGATATAAGCACCTTCAACAGTGAAAACGATGTGTCTTAGTGTATTTAATTTTGCGAATTGAATGACCTGAGCCATGTCTTCGCCCGATGGCCAGCCATATTTTGTTCCTTCAGATATATAGATACTCTTAGGATGGGTATGAAAATTAATTAGACCTGTAGGTGTCATAACTGAATCATTTTGACCGGTGTGTATTGTATATTTAGTAGAGCTTTTTTTATCGCAGATACCTTTTTTACATACATTAGTATCCTTGAATATTATATCTCCCGCGACCTCTGTTTTTCCGGTAGATATGTATTGCCTGATGTCTTTTACAAATTTTGGATCCAGAGTCCATTTAACGGTTTTGCTATTAATTTTACATTCTGCAGACATGCATTTATTATAAATGTGTAAATGTTTTTATTTTTAAAAGTTTAAATTCGTAGTTTTTTAAATGTGTTTATTAATAATATGTCTGAAACTCTGAACGTTAATGTTTTGGTAGCTGCCAAGGAAGAATACTCAAAACAACTTATAAGTTGTATTCAACACGGTATTTACGACATACTTTTGAGTATATTCGAAGATTCGCAAAAAAATAATGTAAGACTTAGTCTTTCATATTCAAATTTTCAAAAAGAACTTAAATCTGTTCCTCATTGGGCTGATTTCAAACTAGAGGAAAAATTAAATTATTTAAATAAAAAATTTCCTTATTTGATGGATTTAATTACTGCTATATTTGTTAGTCACGTTAAGATTTTAGCGTGCGTTAGGCTAACTACAGACGATAAATCTGTAAAGATTAAAGTTCCAAGTTTAAATTCTTTCTTACATAAAATTGTCGTGTCATGCTGCGAGCAAATTTACTATAATCCGCAATGTATACACGACGAAAAAATTAAAATGTTAAAATTAATAAATGAAAGTATTAATGAAACTATAGCAAATCAAATCCCAATAGAATACATTCTAAGTGAATATCTTTCAGGGGCATTCGATGAACCAGAGACTAAGTATCCAGAAAATAATAACGTAATAGAATCACAAGATGAAGAAGTTGTTTCCGATGAAGAAGAAGATTTTGAACCTGAAAGTAAAGAAATACCTATAATCCCTATATCAAACCCAGTACACTCCAAGGCTGTTGAAAATATGTTAAGAAATAACGAAGAAATAAAACAAGAAGAGAATAAACCCCAAGACGATTCTATTGAGAATATAAGCGAATTAAACAATATAGACCCACAAACTGAAGTAACTGTAAATAAACAATATGATATATCAGACGATGAATCAGATGAATCAGATGAAGAAGAATCAGCTGAAGAAGATAATGAAACTGAAAATAAAGAAAATACGCTTTTTTAAGTAAAATGTAATGTAATGTAATGTTAAATGTATGTCAGGTCTTCGAGACATTCTAGAACTTCAAAAAAGGCAACATGTGCGATACAATGGGCTTAGAAATGATATACTGCGAAAAATGTCGGATAAAATTAGACACCTGTCTAAACACGGGGAATTAAGATGTGTTTACACTGTTCCAAGTTATACATTTGGTTTTCCGGTTTATAATGTTGCAGAAATTACCACTTATTTATTTACAATTTTAAAAAATGAAGGATTCTGTGTTGTGCTTTTATCCGATGATAAAATATTTATATCTTGGGACATTAACGACATCAATGGACTAAAAAAACCTAAAATTAAAAAAAAGGTGAGTATATCAGATATAAAACCTTTGATTAATATAAATAAAATATTATAAATTTAATGGGGTGTTTATTAAGTTTACCAGAAACATCCGAACCGGTCGAAGAAATTGGTTATGTTCATGGAGTAGATTTCTATTTTGAAGACATCTCGGATGAAAATATTTATTCAGAGATGTACTTTTTCTGCGATTAAACGATTTAAAAAATAAATAACATTATATTAAGAATGATTATACTTTCATTTGACATCGGTATTAAAAATTTAGCATATTGCATGATAGACACGGAAACAAATGATATCCTTGATTGGAACATACTCGATTGTTCGGGGACAAATGAAACACTAACAGTTATTAAAACTTTGGATCAATATAACTACATGTTAGAAGCTGATATAGTTCTTTTAGAGAAACAACCGTCTTTTAACCCTAAAATGCGAAATATATCAACTGCTTTATACGTATATTTTACTTTGAGAATTCAACACGAAAAAAATGAAATTTGTAAGATTATATTTTATCCCGCCAAATACAAGTTGATGTGTTGTAATACAAAAATTGAACACAAATCGAAATGTAAATACCGTCAAAATAAAAATTTAGGAATTGTACACACACGGGAATTAATAAATACTCATAATGACTTCTTTGAAAAGAACAAGAAAAAAGACGACCTGGCAGATTCTTATCTACAGGCTATTTCATATACCAAATTTTTTATGAAATAATCTTTTTAATATACTCAAAAGTACAAAAAATTGAAACGTGATAGGGTAAACTTTTAATTAAGTAAATGGGAAGTCCGCGATAATAACTAAAAATCCCAGGGGTAAATCCGCTTTTTCCATCCCTGAGCCTAGCCCTTATAGTGTCTAATGGATAAAATACGCACGCGGCAACGGTTTTAGATACAGCGGTACAAATGAATACATTGAATGTATTGTTTTCTACATTAGATTTCATGTATTCGTAAAGAGGCATCTGAATTGTAAAACTTAAATTTATAAGATAGGTCGGTAAAA